TGCTTCTGATGCTCGCTCCCTCAGCGTGGGCCGGACAGGCTCGTATCGTGCAGCCGGGTGAGAAGATCGACCAGCTTGGCGTGTTCATCCCCGCCGACAACGCGATCCAGGCTGCGGACCTACTTGACCGCTATAACATCATCGTTGAGCGCATGAAGGCCGCTGATGACCTGTCAGCCTCTCAGATGGCGCAAATCGAATTGCTCGAACAGATGCTTGGATCGAGCGAGCGTGAGTTGGAGATCAAGAACCTGATCATTCAACACAAGGACGAGATGCTGGCGTTCCGTAAGGAGATCAACGACGAGTACAAGTCGTTGCTTGCGATGAACCGGGAGCAGTTGGTGCGTGATCGAGAGGCGATCGAGCGTCTAGAGAAGATGGTCGAGAACGCCAACAAGCGAAGCATTTGGACAAGCATCATCGCGTTCATCATCGGCGCAGCGGCGTCGTACTTCACGTTCGGCATCGTGCATTAACAGGGGGGAGGGCCGACACCCGTGATCGGGGAAGCGTATCGTAGGTTCCTGTGGCACCGCGCTGAGATCAAGCGCAATACGACCGCTGTCTCCGACACGGGTGCCTCGAAGTTCGATTACGCCACGGTCCTCACCGACGTGCCCTGCAACGTGCAATCGAACGGCGGACGCATGAAGCAGGACGAGTGGGGCCAGGCTACCGGCAAGAAGATCAATGTCATCTTCGCTCGGGAGATGTCCGGCAAGCTAGAGCACAACGACCTTCTGATCGTGAACGGCAACACATTCCGCATCGTGCAGTCTCACGAGTCCTGGTACTACGGACAGCACCACGTCGAAGTGCAGTGTGAAGTCTACGTTCCGGCCGGAGACAAGGACAGTGCGGCGTAATGGCGAGCCTGGACGACAGCGTCAAGGTGGTGTGGGCCGCTGACGACGTGATCGAACGGATGGCGTCAGCGAATGTCCTGAAGCTGCTCACGGTGATCGGGACAGAGTATGTGAAGTCTGTCCAGCTTTCGATGCGCAACAGCCCGCGTGGCGGACCGAACGTGAACAAGCGAGGGCAGAAGCGTTCGGCACCCGGTGAGCCGCCTGCACCGGACACGGGCGACCTGATTCGGAACTGTCGCTTTCAAGTGCGGCAGGTAGGTGGGAAGTACATCATGGAGGGCGGCAACCGGCTCCGCAAATCTCTGTACTTGGAATATGGTGCAGCGCGGGGCCGCGTAATGCAGGCTCGTGACCTGAGCGGGAAGTTCACTAAGGCTAAGACAATGTCCTGGATTCTTTACCCGCGCCCGGTGTGGGGGCCGGAGCTATTGAGGATCAAGGCGCGCATCCCCGAGTTCATCGCGCGTCTACCGAAACGGAGACGGTGATGGCGAACCTTGTATCGGCAATTCGCAGAGCGATCGTCGCGAAGCTGACGGCGGACACCGCATTGCAGGCTCTCATGGGCGGCACCGTACGTGTGAGCTATCGGCCTACGCGCAAGCCTCTTCAGCTACCGATCATCACCATGTTCGACTTTGGCGATCGCGCCGACGACATCACACCGCTGTGGGACCGGAACCATCAGATCGATGCGTGGTCTGCCGACCTGGACAACGCCGAGGACATCGCACAGCGGGTCAAGGAATTGCTCGATCATCAGGGGCTCGTGCTCACGGGCTCAGAGGGCCAGGTCGATCGTATTCATGCGACGGCCGAGTTGGACGCGACACAGGAAGATGCCGACCTGGCTCGGAAGACGATTCGGTTCAGGGTGTTGGCGACTGACTACACCACGACCTACCAGAACAACTAGCCCTACAGCGTGCCGCTCAAGGTGCGCGTAACCTTGCGTGGTACAATATAACCAAGGGACGTACCTCGACTTCAAACCCGCCCGATTGAGTGCCAAGCGCGCCGTGGGCCACAAAGGGAGAACTAGCTCATGGCGAAGAATGCGCGGCTTCTGGAACTTGGACCAGCGAACATCTATCTGTACCTGCGTCCTCGTGCTCACCTTCTGATCGATTCGTTGTTCCCGTACACCGATCCCGACTCGGGCGTGTACGTTCAGGCGTACAAGGGCGGCAACCTCGCTCCGGACCGGCCGGGCAACGCTATCACCATCGCGTTCGTGAACGACGGCCCGTCGCAGAGTTTGTCGGTGTCGGTGGCGACCTACGCGATCACGGTGCATCTGGCGACCGATCCGTACTCGGCGGTGACCAGCACGGCTGACGACGTGATCGAGGCTCTGACGAACAGCGACCAAGCGCGCGGTCTGATCACGGCTGCTCGCGAGGTTGGTGGCGACGGCACGGGTCTCGTGGACGTGTTCGCTACGACTCCGCTCGCGGGCGGCAGCGAGACCGGCGTGGCGACCGATGTCGGGTTCCTGGGCGATGCGGTGGCCTACCAGGTGACGACCGAGACTGCGAACCTCACGGGCGCGCAGACCGGCAACGTCCCGCAGAACAAGGTGGTCATCGGCGGCATGACGAAGGTGGTCATCCCGTTCAAGGAGATCAGCGTGGACAACCTGCGACTCGGGGTGCCGAGCGCGCGGCTCGTCGAGAACAGCGACCAGTCGAAGCGGCGCGTGGACTTCACCGTCGCGGTCGGTGCGGACCTTCGTTCGCTCGCTCTGAAGATGGAGATTCGCAAGATCAAGGGCGGATTCGAGTCCAGCGAGCCGAAGGACATCATCATCATCCCGGAGATCAGCCCGGCCGAGGGTGAGGTCAACTTCCCGTTCGCGCCGACGACTCAGCGCGAGATCATGACCAACTGGTACGCCTGGCCGGACAGCATCACTCAGCGGTGGGCGTTCCTGGGCGACGAGAACCCATAAGCCGAAGCACAGGGTTTGGGGGACCTACGAACCCCTCAGGCTGTTAGGCAGCGATCCTGCCAACCTGAAAGAACGGCCCGGCCGGAGCAGCGGCCGGGTATATCACCATCGAGGCACAGGAGGCCCACATGGCACAGTACGACGCCATCACCAAGCGCAAGGACGGCGCGTGGGAGATGGACACAGCCGCGTTTCTTCCCGACCCGCAAGGGTTCATCAAGGTGAACGGTGAGGAGTACCCCGTGTTCTCCTACCTGGACATACCCGTCGAAGACTCCATCAAGATCGTGAAGCTAGGCGAGCGCATCAGTGCGTCCGCCGACATGCAAGAGAGAATGAACCTCTCGGTCGAACACCTGATGGCTCTGAACGCGGGACCGCGAGAGGGACGAGACAAGCGCAAGATGCTCACGGCAGAGATGCTGTTGGAACTGACACCGCGCCATATCGTGACCCTCGTCACGATCGCGAACAGTATCGCAGCGGTCCCTCAGATGGCCGACGAGAGCGCGAGCCCGAGCGAATCAGCTTCATCGCAGCCCGCGTCGGCCGTTTCTACGGATGGAGCCACAACGAAATAATGGGTCTCACGCTCAGACAACTGAGCGTGTACCTGTCGCACGTACCGGCGATCATGGCGCGCGAGGCTATGACGGCGACGGTTGTGACTTCGATGCCGTACATGGACGAGGACGCGCGGATGGAAGTGTTGCAGGAGTGGGCCAGGGCTGCGGGCTCGAAGATCGAGACGGCTGACCGGATCAGCATGGAAGACTTCAGAGAGGACATCAAGAAGCGCGTAGGCGCGTAACGCATGGCGGGCGAGAACGACGTTTTCACAGTACTAGGCCAAGTCAAGGTGGACATGAACACCTTGAAGGCTTCGCTGGCGCAAGCCGAAGCCGAAGTACAGAAGTCTGCTCAGCGACAGAAGGCGTCGGTCGATCAGATGTCCAAGGCCGCGACCGATTCGGTCTTCAAGCGACCGGAGCAGGGCGGCGCGGGTAAGGGCACGTGGTGGTCCGACCCGAACATGGCGTTCGGTGGCGGCGGTGAGGGTGGTGGGGCGGTTGGCAAACATCTGAAGGGTATCGGTGCAGCCGCCGAAGGTGCGGGCAAGGGCATGCACTTCACCATGCTCGAAACCCGAGCGTTGTCTCACGTGCTGTCTCTCGCGGTGCCTGGTATGTCAGGTCTCGGCATGGGCCTGTCCGCGATCCTCACTCACTTGGGACCCGTTGGAGCGGGACTCGCTCTCCTTGCGGTCACGTTCGGAATTCTCGCGAAGCGGGCCGATGAAGTAGCGAAGACCAATTTCGAGATCAAACGTTCACTCGCTACGTCCGACTTCGAGCGGCTAGCGGGCGCTATGACCAAGGCGAACGAAGCGCTCGCCGAGCAGGTTGACCTTGGCGATCGGGCCAACCAACAGATCACCGGCTGGCAGTCCTTCACTGATGTCATCACGTCGTTCTGGAAGAAGACGGCAGCAGATGTCACCGGCACCGGAGCCGACGCGCAGCGTGAGAAGCTGAAGAGACTTCAGGAGGGGTTCAAGCAAGCCTTCAGTGAGTTCGAGGGTCCGAAGCGCATGCGCGAAGTCATGCGTGATTTGAACAGCATCGAGGCCGATGCGGCGAATCGGGCTATCGGGCTCGCGGACACGAACGACAAGGTCAACGAAGGATACGATCGACTGAACAAGACGCTTCAGGTGTCGCGCGATCTTCAGGTTGCGGACCTAGAGCTACAGTTCAAGCAGGAAGCCTCGAAGCTGGGCCTCGTGAAGGGTACGAAGGAGTACGCGCAGCTTCGTGAGATCACCGACGAGAAGATCAAGGCGGCGGATGCTCGCCTGGCCGAGAGCGCGGCAGCAAACGCGGATGCTCAGAAGCGCAAGCTGGCGGAATTGGCGACGGCTCAGGTTGATTACACGAACAAGCTAGAAGCCGAGGTTGGCAAGCGTGTCGCGTCAGACCTGGACCTTAGAAAGACTGAGATCGACTCGGCACGTGAGATGGCTCAGCTACGCGCATCTGTGATCGGGCAGACCGAGAACGCGTCCGATGCGATCAGCGATGCGTACCGTGTTCAGGCGGACAAGATCGAGGACGCTGAGAAGCGTGCCGAGTCCGCGTCGGCGCGGACCGTCGCTAATCTGAGAGCACAGGTCGCGGCCGGTATCGATGTCGAAGCGAACACCCGGAAGATCGGCGAGGAAGAGGCAGCGCGTGAGACCGGGCGTCAGGACGCCGCGAACAAGATGAAGACGCTCCGGCTGCAACAAGAGCGCGACCTGGCAAACGAGTCCAAGCGAGTGTACGATGCGGAGATCAGCCGAATCACACAAACGACCGGGGCATACTTCGGCTATCGCAAGTCTCTCGGTGAGGACACACTGAGTGGTGAGATCAGATCGCAACAGGCGTTGAACAATCTGTACGTGAAGGGAACGGCCGAGTATTACAACGGGCTGAAGAAGGTGGCCGACCTTCAGAAGCAGATGCGCGAGGAAGCCAAGTCCACGTTCCAACAGATCGCTGGCGCGGCGGCGGAGTCGTTGAAGAAGCGGACGGGCCGAAAGGCTTTCACGCTGGCAGAGCTACAGACTGAAGCGGGCGGCATCGAGAAACAAGGGGAAGCGTTGTTCGGCGCGGCTGGCCGAGGCCAAGCGGTGGACACCGATGCGCTCATGAAGGCTCTCAACCTGCAAGGTGGGTTCGAGGCGTTCGCGGCTCAGGGCGGCAATCTGCGCGAGCGGTTTCAGACAGCGATCACAGATCAGCGCGGTGGTGGGTTCGCTGAGGCGGGCACGGTTGGCGGCGCTCCGGAGATCGACACGTCGAAGCTGATGAAGGCGTCGGCTGACCTGTTCCGTTCTGGTGTGGCTGACTTCACCGAAGCGGTCAAGGCGTTCGCGAGCGCGAGCGGTGGTCAGGACTCTCCGCTCTCGTGGCTCCGCGATCCGGTGACTCACCAAGCAAGCGAGACGATGGGCCGAGCGCTCTACCTCGACGGTAAGCGCGCACCGGCTGACGTATCGGGGGCGGGTACATGATCAAGACAATCGGTAAGGTCTTTCTCAACGGCGGGCAGTTCACCACGGACCCGAAGATCAAGCGGAACTGGCCCAACCGACAGAGCGTGCTATTCGGCATCGGCGGCTCAGCGGTGGTTCAGGACTTCGACCGCTGGGCGAAGGACATGCGGCTTACGCTAACGAGTGGTGGGAACTACATCAATCAAGCGTTCAAGGCGTTTCTGGACGGTCTCGCGGCAGTGCGCGGTGCGACGTACAGCTACACGGACTATCAGGGCATCGAAGCAACGGTGAAGATCATCAGCTTCGACGCGGACCCGACGTTCATTCGTGATGGCGATGGTGTGCTGTACGAGTACTCGATGGAACTGAAAATCATGACGTTGGCGAAGTTGGACTTCGCGACGTACACGGGGAGTTAAAATGGCAGAGATCAGACATCTGAACGCAGACGGCGCGACGACGCAGGCGCTACAGTCTTTCGGTCCGTTCGTCTCGGGCGCGCTCGAAGTGCGTTCGGACAAGGTGAAGTTCGGAGTCGAGAACATCAGCGATCGCGTACTCGGAGGAACCCCGTTCTCGCAATTGCTACTCGAAATCGAGCAGACCGGGACGAACGACGGGTTCAACTTCTACTACACGGCAGACGACGGATCAGGCACGATCAGCAAGCCGTGGGGCACGGACCCAGCGGGCGCGCCAACTGTCGTACTCGCGGGCGGCGGCAGCTTCGTCACAGGCTCATACGGCGTGAAGATCGTGGCGAAGAATGCCACGGGCAAGACGATCGGATCGACCGAGGCCACCTTCGACGCGACGACCGGCCAGCAAGCCACATATGGGTGGGTGCAGACACCCGGCGCGACAGGCTACGAAGTACACCGCACGAGCACGCCCGGCACCTATGGGGCCTCAACGTTGCGGGCGGTCATCGGGTCTGGCGCGACTATCACGTACGTGGACGACGGCTCGGCGACAAGCAGCGGCACTCCTCCGCTCGTGAATACGACCGGTGGCGCGGGTCCAGTGTACGGCACCCCGCCAGCGGACGGTGCGTTCGATCAAACTGACAAGGTAATCGCCACCGGCCCGAGCGGGCTCGCGATTGGACAACAGTGGTTCTATTGGGCGCAGATTCGAGTGCCTGCCAACACGTCAGAGGTTGGCAACACGCGCACACTGAACGTCGCGCCTGTGGAGAGCTAACCCATGAGCATCTTGCTGAGTGACATCAAGGTCTATGCGGCGGCAGTCTTCCCCGAGGACGATGCCGTCACGAACATCGGCGGAGCCCACGACTTCACGAAGAAGGTTCAGTTCACCGACTTCAGTGGAACATGGCAGGTGGTCTCTGACTCCACGTCGGACGACTACCCGACTGGCCGACATATCACGCTGTTCTATCGTGACTTCGCTGGGGCGATTCTATCCGAGAGTGTGGACCTGGACGGTACGACGTTCGCGACAGGTGTCAGCAACATCGAGCGCATGATGAAGGGTGTCAAGAGCGGTTCGTTCGCTGGTAACTCGGCTGTCATCAGTCAGTCGGCAGAATTCAGCGGCACCCTGCCCGCACAGACGGGGCTCTCAGCGGATCAGGTTCAGTTTCCAGGCGGCGCGAGCAGCGTCGATCAGACGTATCTCAACATGGTCTTCCGCGCCAACGGCGGCACTGGCAGCACGAAGCTGTTGGAGATCATCAATTACGACGGGGCGTCGAAGGTCGCTACGATGAACAAGACGGTCACCGGCTTCTTCGACAACACGACGACGTTCGATGTCTTCAAGGGAATGTTCTTCGACAAGACCCCGAACGAGATCACGGAGATCGTGAGGAAGGACTACGACTCGTCGGCGGATGTAGCTGTCATTTCGGGTGGCTCCGATCGTGACTTCTACGTGAAGGTGTTCTTCGAGCACACAGACGCGAGCGCGAGCGGGCTCAGCGCGACAAGCTGTGTGGTGCGTGAGGCTCAGGACCCAACCGGGCTGAACACGTTCGCGATTGGCACCGCGCTGAACGACAGTGTAGACAACGGCGCGTTCAACCGACAGCACTCACCGACGACCGGTGTGACAGCGTTCGATAACTCGGACAAGAACGTACCCAGCGGACAGATCATGGCACCGGGCGATCGCATCGCGGTGTGGATCAAGCTGCATCGAGCAGCGGGCGCATCGGCGGTGAAATCTTTCTGGATGCCGCAGTTCCGCTTCCAAACCACGTAACAGGAGAAAGCAATGGCAAACGAGAGACTGACAGACCTGACTGAACTGAGCGTACCGGCGACAGACGACTGGCTGTACGTTGTCGATACGTCGGACACGACCGACGATCCGGCCGGGTCTAGCCGAAAGGCGACCATCGAACGTGTGCTAGCGAACATGTTTCCTTCGACGTTCGAGGCTCGCCTGACGACTGAGAGCGGCGTGCCGATCAGCACGGCGGACCGAACGGCGCAGAGCACGATCTATGTGACGCCGATAGTGTCGGGACGCATCTGTCTGTACGACGGCTCTCGGTGGAAGCTGTATGTGCTGACCGAGAAGAGCCTGGCGCTTTCGTCGCTCACGTCGGGTAAGAACTACGACGTGTTCCTGTACGATAACTCGGGTACACTGACTGTCGAGTTGAGTGCCGCGTGGTCAAGCGATACCGCCCGCACGGACGCTCTAACGACTCAGGATGGTGTTCTCGTGAAGAGCGGTTCTCTGACGCGGCGATACGTGGGCACGATTCGCACCACGGGTACGACGACGACTGAGGACAGTCTCGCAAAGCGATTCGTGTGGAACATGTACAACCGGACGATCAAGTCCATGAAGCGGTCTGAGACCACAGACGGCTGGGTTTACGACACCGGCTCATTCCGGCAAGCGAACGCCGCATCCGCGAACCAGTTGGACTACGTCGTTGGGCAGGCAGACGTGATCGTCGAAGCGACGGTGCGTGCAAGCTGGGCCGCGAACCCGGCTGTTGCGGTTGTGAGCAACGCGACTCCGTACGAGCGGATCGTCGGCGTCGGCGTGGACAGCACAACGACGAGCAGTGCGCAGATCGCCAACGTGTCACATGGTATGACCGACGACAACCTGAACACGTTGAACATTGCGGCAGGCGCGCCTACTGCGGAGTACCGAGGCTATCCGGGCCTGGGCCGACACTTCCTTGCGTGGTTGGAGCGTGGCGGTGGCGGTGAGGACGAGACCACGCTGTGGTTCGGTGACGTGGCGTTCAACTCGGGCTCCGGTACGGGAGTGCATAACGGTATCTCCGGTTGGCTGATGGGGTAACGCTCCGTGCTGCTTCAAAACGGCACTGACAAAATCCTTCTTCAGAACGGCGCGGACTTCCTGCTCATGCAGGACGGTTCGGGCGGCAACGCGTGCGGAGCCTTGCTTCAAACGGCGGGCCTTGTCTTCCTTTTGCAGGACGGCTCGTCTGCTCTGTTACTTCAGGACGGCTCCGGCGACTGCGCGGGTTGCGGAGCCTTGCTCCAAACGCCTAACTCTGTCTTCCTGCTACAGGACGGCGTGTCTGCCCTACTGCTTCAGGACGGGTCCGGTGATTGCGGCGGCGGCGCGACAACCTTAACTCTCAATACGATCTTGCCGTTCGAGTCGAACGAGACGCCGCTCTTCGACTTGGCCCTGAGCGTGATCATGCCGCTCGAATCGAAGGGCTACCTGCTACTCAACGCGAAACTGCCCCTCGAATCGAAAGGTTGGTTGCAGCCGAAGGTCAAGATTCCGTTCGAGAGCGGCGGTGCGGACCCGGCAGCGATCGAGGTTCGCTTCGACATCTTCCGAGCACTCAACAGTCCGATCCCGGTCTTCTTCGACATCGTTAGCAATTTGCCGAAGCCGGAGCCGATCGTTGTCGAGTTCGACATCTTCGAGGGTGTTGCGTCGGCATCGGTGTCGTTCGACATCTTCTCGGGGAAACTGCAAGACGCTCGGTGCGCTGACGTACAAATGCCAATTGCTAAGTGGGAGATTTTCTAATGTCCATTTCACCGCCCGCGTCGGCACTCACGATCGACGCCACGGTTCAGATGACCAGCGACCAATGGGAACTGGCGATGAACACGTCCGAAGCCTGGCGGTCGCGCTCCGCGACTGAAAAGGTCGATCTATCGGTTGGTCTGATCGACGCGGACGGCAACCCGCAGTACGTCAAGCAAGTGAAGGATGGGCTGATCCAGGAGTGGGAGCTAGAACTAACACCGAACCAACTGCTCACTCGGCTGCGCGGGCAGGACGCGGCGGTCTATGCGATTCAGACGACGCTCTACATCTCGTACATCACGGGCGGCTTCGCTCCCCCGGTGACTCCGCCTGAGGCGCTACCACCCGGACTGCGGCCGATCCTGGGAGTCACGCGTCGGATCATCTTGCCGGGCCACTGGACGGCGTCGGCTGTCTGTAAGGACCTAGCAAATCGGGTCGGGCTCGACTGCTCGTATCAGGCCCCTGACTTCGTGCTACGCGAAGACGTGGAAGTGAACGGGCCGATCATTCAGGCGATCCAACAGATCGTCGCGCCGCTTAACAGCTTCGAGCCTTACAAGGTGGACGTATACGTGGACGGTGGTCGCACACTGATGATTCGCCAGCGACAAGGACTCGTCGAGGCCCCGAGTCCGGGCGGTCCGGAGCCGGGTGGGCTGAACACAGTGACCGTTGACTGCGCGACCATGTCTCAGCTACTCGTGCGTCGGCACTTCCTCGATAACATCCGCGTGTTCCGCGCGACGGGGGCGATCATCTCTTGTTCGGAGCTATTGACACTCGATCCGTTCACCGAGCAGTACGACGAGTTCGACGGCACGAATCACACGCGTACGACGGTGTCCGGGAGACGGCGTCGCTGCGACGGCGCAGAGATTAACTCGACGAAAGAGACGTACAATCTCGATACGAGTGAGTTCATGTCGCGCGAAACGACTACGAACATTTGGGACCCGTTGGAGCTAGATTCCAATTGCAATATCCGCAACAGTCCGCAGGACCGTGGCTCACAGACGATCATCGAGACTGAGGACCCGGATGACCATATCGTTCGTCACACCGACACAGTGACGGTGGTGAAGGTGTACGATACTCAGGGGTTCATCGTATCGCAAGAGACACTGACCGAGCACCTGACTGACGGCGAAATGTTGCCGACGAAGCGTGAGGTTAAGCGTTTCTTCGAGAACGGCTCGAAGCAGTACACCGATCAGACTACCATCTGGACGATCGACTCGGATGGTAAGGCTACGATCGCATCGTCGAAGTCTGCTCCGGCAAGCGGGCTGCGCCCTGGTGGTCCGGGCCGCGCACCGAAGTCGAACGACAACCTGTTCCCCCGTGCGTTCAAGAACGCAATCATCGATAACGTGCCGGGCGCGAAGGACTTCACTCTCAACGCGCCCAGCTTCAACCAGGCGATGATCAACACAATCTATGATCAGGCTGTCGCGTCGAGCGGGTGCTTCGAGTACGAAGTGCAGTTCACTGCCATTAACATCCCGTGGTTGAAGAAAGGGCAGATGTTCAAGATCACTGGTCTGATGTACGAGGACGGCGTGACCCCGGTCAATCTTCCGGAGTTCACTGTCCTCGACTCGCGCATCCTGCACACGGAGAGCGGGTCAAACCCAACATCGATCACCCAAGTGAAAGGCGTCTTTTGGTCTAAGACGTATGACGACTAATGCCACAGCCGCGACTCTCGACGGTACTTGGAGCAGTTGGCAGTAGCTCGTTCGCCGCGAAGGGGGTATTCGGCGCGGCGGGTAGCTCGGCGTTTGCCTCTGACGCGACTTCGTCCCGAGCGACTGTCATCGGCGTGGTCAGCGACTACAGCAACACGTACTACTGCGACTTCAACGGGTTCACGATCCGCGCGACAGCCACGATCGATGCTGCGATCCAGGTGGGTGACGCTGTGTGGGTACAGAAGTCTTCATCGGGCTACGTCATCACAGGAACGCTCTAATGCCTCAGCCTCGCGCGCTCTCACAGCTACAGCGCACGGCGAAGGCTCCCGGTGGTGCATCCGGCGTCACGATCACGCGGGAGACTGTCGAAGCCGTCTCTGGAAACGTCTACACGATTCAAGGCTTCCAGGTCCCCGGCACTCAGGTGCAAGCCGACGTTGGTGATCAGGTTGACGTGTTGTGGCAGAAGGGCAAGCCACAACGCGTCCTGAATCACGAGGTACGCCGGGGGTCCGCGCATATCGTGGACGACGAGGGGGCACAGAGCATTGTCGAAGAGTTGTTCATAGCGCCTAACCCTAAGCTGGCGAGCAGCGTCCCGGACATTTACTTTCGCAACGACCAACAGGTCACCGCGCTCGGAATCGGCAACGACTTCGCCACGGCACCATCGAGTGTTTTTTGGGGAATGAACACAGACGTGTTCGGTGTGCTCGCCGGGTCCGTGGTACATGTGTATCGGATCGATCGCCCGAGCCTAGTGAAGGTTCTGAGGAAGACGGCGAAGATCAAGGTGAAGCTGTACTCGCTGGACCTGTTGACGGCATTCAGCAACCTGACCGTCGCGACGCTGTCGTTCGAGTGGCATCGTAACACTCAGGCTCCGTACTTCAAGATCAACTACACAGCGCCGCTCGGTCCGGTGGTTTTCGATGGCGTTGACACAGTGCGGGACAAAGCGGACATGACGCGGGCTCTCACGATCAAGCTGAACGGTATTACCGCGTCCTTCGTCGAGGAGGTTCCCGGCACGTACGAGGCTACGGTTACGAACACCGTCGAAAGCATCATCGTAGACGAGAACAACCAGACGATCATCGCTCTGTCCATGAAGATCACCGGACTCGGTGACGTGCAGTCGCCGGGTGACTCTCCTGTGACCAATCCGAATCACAACCTGACGAATGCTACGCTCGATGCGCAGACGTTTCAGTTCAGCGACACCACGCCGCGCGACATCGATACCTCGTATGCTCCGGGGGTGAACGATCCGGTGTGGTCAGAGACCGATGTTCAGTCCCCGTTCTTGCGACGGGGAATCAATCCGAAGGCTGTCTTCGAGCGGTGGATCACTCCGACGTTGGACTTCCGCAAGTATTTCAGGATCAGCGAGAAGCACGTGCTGTTACTCAACGCGAGTACCAACGCGGTTGTGAAGGCGACGATCGACGCGGCACCGAATCCACATGCTGAGGAAATCTATACAGGCTATCGCTTCTCACCCGGCCGAGGCGACGAGTTTGCTGACCTTCGTTCGTTTGCGTTCCTGTTCATCGAGGGCTCAGGCGCAACGATCGGCAACGATAATTTCGCGACATGGGACCTGACCACGGATGCGGGCAACCTGGGCATCTCGGGACAGACGCGCTCGGACGGCTCTCTGTTCACAGCGGGTTCAGCGCTTGACATTCCGACGAAGCGCAAGATGTTCAAGCGCGACGCGGTGACGTTCTTCAGCGGGCTCGACGGCACACACACGACGCTGAACTATGAGTTCAATGGTCAGCCTATCTCAGGCGGATGCGCGACCAACCTGGGCTCGGGCGGTAAGGTGCGTGTACATTGGTCTGCGACTCGTCAGCAAGCGATGGATCGCTACTCGGTGGAACTGACGCCGCAATTGTTCTTCTCGAAGGGCGGCACGAAGTACACGTTCATCAAGGCAATCTATCGGGCCACGCATCCGGGCGCGGGCACGTACGTGGATCAGGCTTTCTCGTCATTCGACCCGAACGCGGACCCGCATCAGATCGGCGTGTTCGTGATGGTGGGCACGACGGTGTACAAGCTGCTCGCTCTTCAAACGGTGACGAACCCGGATACACCTATTGTGAAGCTGCTCACGGGGAACACGCATCGTGTGATCTTTCGATTTGGGAACGATTGGTATATGTCAAACCTGAACCTGCCAGACCCGGCTGACGCGACTCTTCGACTCACGGTGAAGACAGGCACCAACGCGGGAGCGACGACGGTGATCGGCGACGCGCACGGGCCGGGGCTCGTGCTGATGACGCCTGACTTGCTGTACGACGCGATCGAGGAACAGCGGAAGTTCATCAAGGGCTGGGACCGCACGACGCAGGCGATCACGCTGAACCAAGCGGCGGCAGGGTTCCCTCCGGCTGAGGCTGCGCTCACGGCTGTGAGCACGCTTATCAACATCTCGAAGACGCTGAAGGATGGTTCCTCGTCGAAGAACCTACACTCGATCGAGGACACGACACTGCTACCGAAGAAACTACAGGAGACGCCATGATCATCGAATCGAAACTGCCAGTTGACCGGACACAAGAGGGAACGATCTATCTCGACAGTGTGATGCTTGGTCGGTGCCGAGGCAAGGCCGACAATCAGGCAGCGATCGAGCACGGCAATCCGTTACGTGATCCGAAGAAGCCGTACGGAGATCACCCGACAGGACGCTCGGTAATCTTCGAGGTACGTGAGTGCTCTACCGCTGAGGCTCACAGCTACGGCCCGTTCAAGCTGTGCATCCGCGCCCTCGAAGGTGATGTAAAAATTCGAGAAGACGCTGAGCCGGGCTGGGATGGCCTGGAAGCACACGGCGGTGACCCACAAGTTGATGGGGTTTCTCTCCGCGCGACATACGGCTGCTTGCGTGTCGCGAACGCCACGATCAAAGTCCTCGCGGCGGCGGTGAAGGCTGCGCTCTCGCGTGGAGAAACGGTGGAGTACGTTTGCACGAATGTCTGAGTGGAGTTTACCTAACTAGGTAGATGACCCCTTCGACGATCGATGTTGGTGCTATTTGGTCTAGGCTGAAAGGCCCGTACGATCAGACTGCGCTGATCAAGGAAACGCTGACGCTCGACTCTCCGGGCGCGGCGTACTTGCGTTGGGGTGACGGTAAGACGCGGTTCCTCAAAGTGGGGGACACGTTCCTGGCCGGTCTCACGTGGCGAGTGATACGTGCCCTCGTGGACGGGGGCTTCCCGAAGCCAGTGGTCCGCTGGCCGCTCGTCATGGAGAAACGTCCGCTCACCCCGACTCCAATCTCTGTGCGTCCTGAAGATCAAGAGCCCGCGATCGAGAAGATGATTCGGGCTCGACGCTTGGGGCTCGAACACCCGACCGGTGGCGGCAAGACACGCATCGGCATCGAGGCTGCGCGGCGCATCGGACATCGCACGCTGTGGCTCACGCACACCAAGGACCTACTTTCGCAGACGGTCGAACGCTTCGAGGAACTGCTCGACATCGAGTGCGGTGTGCTCGGTGCGGGCAAGGACATCCCCGGAGACGGCCGCGTCGTCGTCGCCATGACTCAGACGCTCGGCCGCATGCTCGACGAGAAGCGCGGCGCGCCTGAGATCGTCAAGCCGTACCTCGCTGAATTCGGGTGCGTAATCGCCGACGAAGGACACCACGCGTCGGCGGACTCGTGGCAAGAAATCCTTATGCAGTGTACGTCGGCTCAGTACCGGTTTGCTCTGAGTGCGACGCTGGGGGCCATCCCCGAGCCGGTGAATCAGTTCAAGATCGAGGGAGCATTCGGCCCGACGTGGCGAACCACGTCCGTGTCCGGACTCGCTGACCTGGGGTTCCTCGCCAAGCCACGAATGATTGTTCTCTGCCCACCGTCCACGTCCTACCCCACCTATGAAGACATCCGCGACTTCATCTGCCCGACTTGGCGAGAGAACCCCCGTCAGTTGAGAACGCTCGGTGCTCTGATGTTCAAGGAGATGTACGAGCGCGGCATCGTTGAAAACGACTCACGGAACCAACTGCTCCTCGAAGTCATCTGCCGACACGTGGCGCAGAATGAGAAGGTGTTGGTTCTGTGCTCGCGGGTCCCGCACATGGAGCTACTATGGTCCGCGCTGAACGCCCGACTCGGGCAGGCCCCGGTGTGGGGCATGGACGGCAACGCTCCCGACCGGCCGCGCACCTTGGCTCAGTTCAGGCGCGCCGAGGGTGCCGCTGTCCTGATCGCAACCCCGTTCGCCCGAGAGGGTATCGACCTACCCCAAGTAGACGTTGGGGTCATGGCGGGTGGCGGGCTCAGCGACACGGCGGTGATGCAAGGGCTCGGCCGCATGCTGAGGAAGCGACCGGGCAAGGACGAGGTTCTGATCTATGACTGCCGGGACGGCGGCAACACCGGGACCGAGCGCGAGGATAAGGATTGGCTCGGGAACCATTGGGGTAGCCGCTTCGCCCTGTATGATGCTCAGGGGTTCACCATCGAAGAGTGGAGGGGCTGATGGCTCTATCGTGTCAGCACTGCGGCAAGGGTGTGAACAGCCTGGATCGAAAGGCCAAGCACGAGCGGGTCTGCGGGATGGGCGCACCCACTACATCTAGCGGTCACACTCGGTCACACTCCACAAGCGAGTCACAAAAGTGTGACCAACCTAGTGTGACCGAAGAAACCTCTAACACTAACACAGAGTTGCCGGTCACACAAGCGCCCGAGTCACACAGTGTGACCCTCAGCACTACCGAGTCTCCTTCTGAAGTGCAAGGGGTCACACGGTCACAAAAGTGTGACCGGGAGTGTGACCCGCTCGAAGAAGTCAAGGACGCCGTCGTCTATCTCAACGCGCGCCGTGACTACCTGGACAGGTGGGAGCTAGGGTTCATCGGCTCGATGGTCTTCATCGTCCTGAGCAAGACGAACGGGGACCGGGCGCGCCATCTGACGCCGGACATGGTCGGGAAGCTGTTCGAGACCAAGGCGAAGGTCGAAGCCTTGGAAGCGAGAGACAAGGCCGAGGCCGAATACGACAGAGTTCAAAGGCATTTCTCCGACATAAACAAACCGGGGCACGTCTGGTGTGACCTGTGTGAGAAGAACAAGCGAGAGCGGGCTCAGGCGGAGATCGATCGGGTTGAGTTGGAAAAGCGGGACGCCGAGATTCTTGCACAGACTCGTCTACAGGCGATCGCTGAGGGTCGAATCGACGAACACGGCAATCGCCTAGAAGTCACCAGGATCGAAAGAAACCCGCTCACCGCTGTGAGGTACCGGGAGATGGCGAGAAAGCGGCTAGCCGCCCGGAATGCGGCGACGCC